ACCTATCTAGGGCAGCTTGAACAGGCCGGTTATAAGATAGAGAAGAGAAGCACGGGCAACAGGCGGGGCGGTTACCGTTTGATTTATCGGCTTGCAAAGGCTGCATAGCTTGTGCTTATAATCGGGGGCGGGCTGCAACTGGCCCGCCTCAACCCCTAGGTAAAAGGAACTTGAAACAATGCAAAGCTCTATTAAAACCGAACTCACCACACGCGAAGCCCGCGATGTTTTCGCTATCACTGAAAAGGAATTAGCTGTTTTGCGCTGCCATCTCGATGCCATCAACAACCAGATCAGGGGGCTTGAAGCCTTTATGGATTCAATGGGCTTCACTAGCTACATTGGCAGCAACTCGCCGCGTTCTATCGCAAGTGGCGAATTCACCGTAACGAAAGAAGATTAACCGTTACCCTGCGCGGGGGGTTAATACCGCGCTTTCCTCCCTCAACTTGCCCCCGGCCTAGTGCTGGGGGTTTTTTTGTGGACATCACCCACAATATGGCCTTGCGGTTTGATCTGGCGGGATAAATCGGCGGACAGGTTGTTCGGGATATGCTGCGCTATTTCACACCGAAAGGCAGACCGGCGGGTTATCAATATGGAAAATGTTAGTCAGAGTTTGAGAAAACACACGCGCCCGCACCTCTATGCGGCGGGGTTTTCCGGCGGTTCCCGGCCTCAACAAATATTGCTGGGGGATTCCACCCTTGCCGAGAGTTTTCGGCACTACCGGTTGCTAGGGCCACCGGGGGGGTACCAGTACCTGTATGCAATCTCGACATGGATTTGTGGATTTAGGGTTATCCATATGGATATGTGGGCATTACCCGCTGTACTGTCCCGGCGGGACTGTCAGCATGACCCCCTATGTACGGATATGGTATATATCCCGGCGGGTCTTAGACCCAGTCTACATACGGGTACCCGTTTTGTCAAGTAAAATCCACAAAACACCCCTGCGAAATAATTTTTTTATTGACAATCAGGGCTATCGACCCTAATATGATACCGTGGGCTGTTTCACGTACGGTATATTCCCACACATCTGTGAAATGTTTCATATAACCACGGTGAATAAGGCTAGATGGAACGCCCACTCCTTCCCATTAAGTTGCAAAACAATGAATCTGCTCCCACAACAGAAAAAAGAGCGGGAATTGACCCCGCAGCAGGACCAATTTCTTGAATTACTGTTTGAAAACGGCGGAAATGTAACCGCTGCGGCAGTAGATGCAGGTTATTCGCGAGGTTCTGCCCAGTGGCTCAAGCAAACACTGGCAGATGAGATCATTGATCGCACAAAAACTATACTTTCGGTAAATGCCATAAAGGCTGCGAACCGTGTAGTCTCCACAATCGACAATCCCGCCCCCGAACGAGGCGACGAACTAAGGCTACGGGCCGCAGAATCGTTGCTTAACCGCGTAGGAGTTGCGAAACAGGAGACAATGAACCACAACGTAACGGCTGTACACGGTGTTGTCCTGCTGCCACCAAAGAATGAGGTTGTAATCGATGGCTAAAACGCAACTACAGGCTACTGGAGAGCGTATCACAGGGAATATGAAACTCCGCAAGGAGTATGGTGTTCTCGACTTTGAAGGTAATCTTATTCCCTTTGATGAAGCACGTAATAAAGTGCAGCGTGAAGCGTCTAAGCGTGGCATGGATGAAGTCGAAGGTATGAAGTTTATGCGTGAGACCATGACTAAGCTGGGCTACGGCTCTTTCTATAAGGCGCACGGTGGTAGTTGCAAGGGACGCATGGCGCAAGGAAGCGCAGAAAAGAATGGATAACCAGCCTTCGTGGCTCAAGCGGGCTATGAATCCCAACACTCCGATTACGGATGGGAACGAAACAGTACGCACCATCGACTTTGAGATAGATGGTGTGCTGTATATCGCACCTACTCTGCGTATGGGTAAGGACGGTTTGAAGCGTTTCACTCCTAAAGAAGCAGAGGATGAGGCCATTCGTCGTGGAGATGCTATGCGCGTTCCAGATGGCATGACAGGTACAGAGTTTTCTAACTTCGTCAGCGACACAATAAATGATGCAAGGAAGCACCGTGGAAGACAAGCAGGATCAAGCGCCGAAAAAGCGCGGTAGACCTAAAAAAGACCCGAATGCGCCAAAGGCATCATATAACCTTTCTACGCGGGAACGTGCGAGACGCGCAGCGACGAAACGTGTTAACGCTGCCAAAAGACGTGCAGACAAAACAACAAAAGCCGCAGAGGACAAACGACGGTATGCGCGAAAGCTTGAAAAAACCACTACAAAAGTTGAAAAGGCTCTGGTTGGCGATGAGTCCGCCACAATCGATCTTGGGGATTTGGATGGTCTACCAAGCGCAGTCAGCGATCTTGTCGGAGAAAGTGAAGTTGTTTTTCAACCGAATGACGGCCCCCAGATGGACTTTCTTAGCGCGAGTGAAAGAGATGTTCTCTACGGTGGCGCTGCCGGGGGAGGTAAATCTTTCGCTCTCTTGGCCGATCCTTTGCGCTTCTGTCATAACCCTAATCACCGTGGGCTTCTTCTTAGGCGTACTCTCGACGAACTGACCGAACTGATTGACAAGTCCCGTCAACTATACCCTAAAGCCTTTCCCGGTGCAAAGTTTCGTGAATCTAAAACAACATGGGTGTTCCCGTCCGGTGCAACGATCTGGTTCACCTATCTCGACAGAGATAAAGATGTAACCCGCTTTCAGGGCCAAGCATTCAACTGGATTGGTATTGATGAGATTACGCAGTATCCCACACCTTATGTCTGGGATTACTTGCGTTCTCGCCTTCGTGCTACTGATCCTGAACTCCAGCAACACTTGTACATGCGCTGCACAGCCAACCCCGGAGGAGTGGGTGGTTGGTGGGTCAAGAAGACCTACATCGATGGCTTGGAATCAAACAAGCCTTTTGTTGCGTTTGACATAGAGACTAAACATCCCTTTGTGTGGCCCGCTGGTCACGAGAAGGCAGGGGAGCCGTTGTTCTACCGTAAGTTTGTCCCAGCACGGCTCACCGACAACCCCTATCTGATGGCAGACGGCCAGTACGAGGCTATGCTCAGATCGCTCCCAGAAGTCGAGCGGAAGAGACTTCTTGAAGGGGATTGGGATGTGGCGGAGGGAGCGGCCTTCCCCGAATTTTCAAGAGTGCGTCATGTTGTCGAACCTTATGATCTTCCAACCAACTGGCCCCGTATACGAGCGGCGGACTACGGGTATGCGAGTCCTTCGTGCGTTCTGTGGGGGGCTATTGACTGGGATAATAATATCTGGGTTTATCGCGAACTATATGCTAAACACTTGACAGCAGAGCAATTAGCTGATAAAATAATGGAAGCAGAGCAGCTAGACCCATTACCGCACTACACGGTTCTGGATTCTTCCTGTTGGAACAAGACAGGATTCGGCCCTTCTATTGCTGAAACTATGATGAGACAAGGAGTCAGGTGGACACCATCTGATCGTAATCGCGTACAGGGCAAGATGGAAATACATCGTCGTCTTGCCGATGATCCCTACACAGAAGAACCTCGCATACGCATTTTCTCGACTTGCCAGAATATAATTAAGCAACTTGCTGGCATACCGCTTTCCAAGTCCAACAGCGAAGACGTAGATACGAAGTCTGAAGATCATGCCTACGATGCTCTGCGGTACATGCTGATGACACGCATGAGCGGGTACACATCAATCCACAAGCAACTTGGTGCAATCAAGAGTCAGGTGTTCCAAGTACAAGATGAAACCTTTGGTTACTAATGGCACAGTTTAACGAAGCATTTGAAGAAAGTCTACGCGCTGGTGGCGCAAGTCGTCAGAAGAGCCTTAACTCGTCTACTCTGCGAGATGTAATTACCAATCGATCTCCTGACGATTATAAAAAGGGTTCGGGCCAAGGTAAGATAAACAGCGCACTTCGTTTCTTTGAAGCCGCTGGCATTGCCGACATGACTGTCGGGGAACTTGCTGACGATCCTGTAGCTTTTGTAAATGCGATGACAGGTGATGCTTACGCTAACTTTGGAAAAAATCAAGCGAACGAAGCGTCAAAATTTATTTCCGGAATCTTTCAAGACGCAGGTCACGGTAAGGCGTGGGGCAGCAATACTTTAAAGAAAGAATTGAGTCCTGAAAAAGCCCTAGAACTTTTTCCCATTGAATCCACCCAAGAAAAGGTAAAAGGCTACCCAGACGACTTTTTTACCCGCACAAAAAAGGTTGTTATGGAGTTGCAGGCGGCAGGACAAAAGGAAGCTGCCGCACAATTCTTGCTGACAATGACGGGGGGATATCGTTCAGCAGACTTAACTGATGTCTTAGTTCAAGATATCGACTTTAGGACCGGCGTTCTGTTTGATGTGGAAGTTAAAGATGCAGCAACGACAACTAAGAAGACAGGTGTTTTTTCTGCTCCTCAACTGGATGTCTTAAAGGATTATTTAGGCGGCAGAACAGAGGGCGTATTGTTTGCAAACCCTGATGCTAATGCTAAGATAATTAACGCTGCACTAAAGAAAAATTTTCCACCCGATTACCTTACTAAGAACACTAAGGCAAGGGGTACTTTTACCACTGGGGTAACACTTTACGACTATCGACATTTCAACGAAACCTTTTTGTCTTCTATGGACGTTAGTGATGAACTTCGTAAAGTCGCTACTCTCCGTTCCCCTTCTAAAGTATCAGAAAGGTACGCTGCCAGTGGCGCACGGCGAAAGGATATTAACAGACTGCACGGCGGTCTCTTATCTCTATTTGCTGCAGGATCAAATACATCGTCTCCAGCCCAGTTTCTTAATGATGTTTTGAGCGTTGACGGCAGTCAGCCTCTGCTCTCTGATCGAACAAGAAAGCTAACAGCTACCAGAGAACTAATAGAGCAGGTGGGCTACGAAGACGCTATTTCGCCATCTCTATACGCTAGTCTGCCAGAAGAAGGCGACGTGACGGGAACAAGAGCAGTCGGTATTGATCCTGAAACTACTGCGGCTCTTAATCAACAAACACAGTCCGAAGCTATGAAAGCTGCTCTACAAGCAGACATTGATGCAGGAGCGATGGCGGAAGATGCTGCTGCGGGAAGAGCAAAGGCTCTGGAGACTAGGCAGGACCAAGACAAGCAAAGAAAAGAAACAAAGCTGGACGACACTAAAGGCTTTCTTATGAGAAACATAGATAAGTTTAAGCCATTAGTTACCTTTGTACCGTTTGTGGGCACTGCTGCTGGCATTGCTGGAATACCTCAAGTTAGAGAGGACATATCAGGTACAATGCAAGAGTTGTTTGGTATGCCCCCTGCATACGCAGATGCTGTAGGCACAGCAGGCGCTATTGGGGATTTTGCAATAGGTGAAGCAGCATTCGTTGCACCAAGCGATGTCGTAGCTGGGGGTCAGGCTTTAGGAAGCCTAGACTCAACAGTTAGCCCGGAATCACTTGAAACAGCGGACATGGCACCCAAGTTAGTAGGACGAGATGATTTTGCGGGACAACCGTTCTCATCTATGTCGCAGAGCGACTTCCAACCTGTAAAAATTCCACCTATACCACCTACTTCATCCGGTATGCTGGAAGCAGCTAACGCTAAAGATAAAGTTAACCTTGCTACACGAGCCGCAGAGCAAGGTCAAGAAACGACAATGACTGGCTCATTTATGAATCCCTAATCTAGATAAACGAGGAAGATATGACAAATCTAAACATGGGCGAAGCGTACATTATGAATTCACCGAACACTTCAGTGGACGATCAGATGGGCGCTGACAAGCTTTACCGTGAAGGTCTTGAGTTTGACACCAAGACTGCACAGGGCGTTCTGACTGAAGATATGCCTAAGAAGATGACTAAGACGGCAGTTGATCCTTCACTGATGAAGATGGCTGAAGAACGCGACTACTAAAGGTAGGTCACTATGACTGACAACTTTCTGGAACCCGCTGATGATACGGCTGTTCCGCTCCTTGAACCGGAAGAGCAGATTCCGGGCCTAGCGGCGTACGTCAAGCACAAGTTCGAAGATGCGGAGAACGGACGTTACTCATACGAGCAGCGATGGCTGCAAGCGTACAAAAACTTTCGTGGTATCTACGATTCTACTACACAGTACCGTGACTCTGAGCGGTCAAAGGTGTTCATTAAGATCACCAAAACTAAGGTACTGGCAGCTTACGGTCAGATCGTTGACATTCTATTCGCTAACAAAAAGTTTCCGATGGTTGTTGAGCCAACCCCCGTGCCAGAAGGTATAGCGGAGTTTGCACATCAGAAGACTCCTGTAGATGACATTGTAGACCCGTACGGCTTCGCTGGAGACGGCAGAGAGTTACCTATGGGGGCTACACAGGCAACCCCTAACATGGACTTTCTAGGGGGCTTAGAGGGCCGTTACAAGGATACTCCTATGTCGGAGGGTCCGTCGTTAGTCGGAGAACCTCAGATCAGCCCCGCACAGAAGGCTGCTCTCAACATGGAGAAACAAATCCATGATCAACTTCTTGACACAAGTGCTGTTAACGTCCTTCGATCTGCTATTTTCGAATCTTCTCTTCTGGGAACTGGTATCGTAAAAGGTCCGTTTAATCACTACAAGCGTATTCACAAATGGGAGCGAGGAGAAGAGGGGCGTGTCTACATGCCTTACGAAAAAACAGTTCCTCGTATTGAACACGTATCTCCTTGGGATTTTCATCCCGATCCCTCTGCTACTACAGTTGAAGATTGCGAATACGTAATTCAAAGACACCGAATGAACCGTCAGCAACTTCGCTCACTTATTGCCCAGCCCTACTTTTATAAGGATGCAATCGAAGAGACTCTTGCACGAGGTCCGAACTACGAGGATAAGTATTACGAGGATACTATTCGAGAAGACGAGACAGAGGCGTACTATCAAGGTAACCGATACGAGGTCTTAGAGTATTGGGGTGTTCTTGATTCTCAGATGGCTTATGAAGCAGGGCTAGACGTTGCAGATCAGATGGACGAGTTTGATCAGGTACAGGTTAACGTCTGGGTATGTGGCAATATGGTTCTGCGTTGTGTTCTCAACCCGTTTACACCTGCACGTATTCCTTATCAAGTGTTCCCTTACGAGATCAACCCCTATCAAATCTGGGGTGTTGGTGTAGCGGAGAACATGGAAGATGCACAGATGCTGATGAACGGTCACGTTCGTATGGCAATCGACAACCTTGCTCTCGCAGGTAACCTTGTGTTTGACGTTGATGAAGCATCTCTCGTACCGGGTCAGAACATGGACATCTTCCCCGGCAAGATATTCCGCAGGCAATCGGGCGTTACTGGTACAGCAATCAACGGTCTCAAGTTCCCTAATACAGCACCTGAGAACATTCAGATGTACCAGATCAGCAGACAACTCGCTGACGAGGAGACAGGTCTGCCGTCTATCATGCACGGGCAAACAGGTGTATCAGGTACAGGTCGTACTGCATCAGGTTTATCTATGCTTCTTGGCGGCGCAAGTCTGTCTCTCAAAACAGTAATCAAGAACATTGACGATAGTCTTCTCAAGCCACTTGGAGAGGCGTACTTCCAGTGGAATATGCAATTTAACGAAGATACACCCGACATTGAGGGTGATTTAGAAATCAAACCTCGCGGCGTGGCTGCTGTTATGCAGAAAGAGGTACGCAGTCAGAGACTGACAACACTACTGCAAACAGTGTCAAATCCGATGCTGGCACCGTTTATTAAGATTCCGAACCTCATGCGCGAACTTGCCATAGCGCAAGACATCGATCCGGACAGTCTTGTTAACGACGTAAACGAGGCACAAATATTCTCAGAGATGCTGAAGGGATTAGCTAATGCTCAACAAGAAGCAAGCCAGCAAGGTCAGCCAGTTGGTGACCAACAAGGAAGCATGGGACAACCTAGAGGAATACCTCCGGGAGCAAATCCAAATGACGCTTCGGGCGTTGGTGGCGGCACAATCGGAACTGGAAGTGTTCCGGCTGCAGGGGAAGATAACTTCACTGGAACAGATCAAGGGGCTGAAGGCTGATTACGAAGCTGCAGTAGCATCTAAGAATGAGTAGTTACCTGACGGATTTATTGATGGGACCAGCATCTGTTGCTCTAGGTCGGCAGATGGTTCCCTCTGTTCCGCGTCCCGATGTGCGTCGTCCGGGACCATCACCCTTTGTTCAAGAGCAGCTTTATCCTACGGGGGGATTAAACACGGGTTCTGCTCCTAGTGATTCGCCTATAACAGAAGGTTCCACAACGCAGTATAGCGACGGAGAAGCCCCTTCATACAAGGGAGGTTTGACTGTTACACCCTTCCGACGCGGGACAGCAAGGCCGGAAGACGTTCCGGGTTCTATGCCCTTCGAACTATCCGCAAACTACGCGACTAATCTTTTAAAAGAGTCTTTCGGTTTGGGAGGTTACAAGTATAACGAACTTACGGGGCAAGTAGAACAAGACTACTTGAGAGACATATCATACGCTCTTCCACCTGCTATTGCAGCATTTGCAAGTGTGGGACAGGCCGTTAATCGTAAGAACCTCATGGGTATCGGGACAAAAGCAGCCGCGCAAGAAGAGGGCTACGCTCTAGGCATGTTGAACGGGCAAGTAATAGGATTGTCTCCCGGTATAGGCGGGGGAGAAACTCGTGTCCTCAGTGGCGTTCTTCCGGAAGGCTTATCTGTCGAACAACGAAAAGATATAGTAGCACAACTTGAAGAGATGGGCGCGACCTCTAGAGAAACATTCAGGTTAGAGCAAGAAGAACGACAGCGCCGTATGGGTATGTCTCAGGCAAATCAAGTAGAAATAGACAGTGGGGCAGGAATATATCAGGCCGGTGATTATATCGATCCTATGAGACCTAACACACGATACACCCCGCCCGCACAAGTTACATACACGAGTGATCCAGAGGATAGCGGCACTTCCGGTAATCAGTATTCTGTTCCTTCAACTGCTGATGCTAATCGTTCTGTAGGACAAGACTACAGCTACACTGCCTACGAACCGATGGCAGATGGCGGAGAGGTAGTGCAGAAGACAGGCTTTGTAGAAGGCTCCCCTGACAACTATACCAAGGCGCAAACTGTAGCCGACGACGAGTACAGACAGGTCAAGGAGGGATCGTTTGTTCTCAACGCTCCTGCAACAGAGGAGTTGCAAAAAAGGGGCATGTTGCCGACAGGGGTTGACAATCCCACTAAAAACACTACAATAAAAGCAAATAAAGGCGGGATGATGGACGTTGCCCTATCTAAGGGCGAGTACGTACTAGAGCCAGAAGACGCACAGCGTATCGGCTACGACAACCTAAGAGAAGTAAATAACAAGGGTAAGGCAGAAGTAGATCGTCGGCAAGCCGCATCTGATGGCGGGTTTATTGACGGATACGCAGCGGGAGACGAAGTGACTCGTCCTACTCCTAGTCCTGTTCGTCTTGCAGCCATACTTGATCAACAAGAAGTAGTAGAGAAACCCCTGACTCTGCAACAGGCGTATGATCGTGTCAAAGATAGATTTCCGTCAATAGAAAAAGCAAACAAAGAAATAGACTCTATCATAGATGAGTTGCCCTCAGAAGATGTTCTTGCCTTTATGATCTTGCGCGAGGCTTCTGTCCTTGGAAGGGACGGCATGAGAGCGTCCGGACATGTGGCCATGAACAGGGTACATTCGGACTACAAAGACTTTTCTGACGTTACAGACCTTGCGTCTTTGGCAAAGGCCAAGACATCTCGTGGGGGATATCAATTTAACGTATTTAATATATCAGATTTTCGCGAGGGTCTCGCAGAACTGACACAAACAGATTACGGTAAACAGGCTTACGCAGACGCCCGCGATCTTGCAGAAGAAA